CCGGGCAGAAAAACCAATGTGTCCACTTTGTTGCGCTCAAGCCCTTCAGTGGTGTTTCTACCACACCGTACTTCGTACCCTTGGCCTCGATAACCCGCCCAGCACCGATATACACTCCGACGTGACCGGACTTCCACAAGCAAACACCGGGCATTTCAGGCAGTTCAGAAATAGGTCCTTTCAACTCGGCGGCCTTGAAGATCCCGTCTGCACTCAGGTCTGTTTTTGCCGTGTAGACAGGGCCATCGACATCCCACCAAAGGAACGCTTTTATCAGGCCGACACAGTCAGCGGTTCTCTTTCCAATGTAATTCTTTTGAATGTAGTCAAGGTACTTTCCGACTTCTTTAGGGTATTGCTTGAGTTTGCTGTCAAGTAAAACAGGCGTGAGGATCTTGCCATATGTACCCCACACATATCCCCATCCTTCTGCGAGAGCCTTTTTACAATGTTCGACAAGTCCAATGTTGTTTAACATATTGATCACTTCCTCTGCTCTTCTGTGGCGTCCATCACATCTTCAGATTTCTCCTTCAGGAAGTTACTGAACTTGATAAGGAAATTGGGCACTGGCACGTTAAGAGTTATTAGGTGCCCGCAACCTGAAAAGAACTCCAGACCACAGAAATAAATGGTAGTGACTATCGCAAAAACAGGCTTGTACGATAAATCCCACTGCAAAGTGGTTATACCTTGACTGATCAATAAATCAATCAAAATGGCAAACAGTATAACGACAGCATAGCCAATCTTTTTTACGATGCCCCAGAGGGCTATGCTTTTGTCGAATTTGCGTTCCTCCTTAATGGATGCTGTAATACCTAAGGCATAATCAAGCACCATTAATATCATGAGGATGATCATCGGCACACTTATACTGTTCGCGATAAAGCCGATTACAATACTTGCCAGAGCCAGAAATCCTTTCTGTTCCATTGGATCGCAACCTTTCTTTTGAATATAAAAAGACAGGCTAGAACAATATCTGGCCTGTCCACAAGATACGAAATTAAAACATCATTCTTCCGGCTGAACTGGTTCCTCAGGAGTTGGTTCAAAAATCAAAGCCACCTCCGCGGCATCCTCTTCTGTTATCTTCCCATCAAGCACTAACCCAGCAGTTTTAACTACAAGATAATCTTTATCGATGTCTCCTACCTTGCTGCCATCCTTCACCTTTTCCGCCAGCCGTTTCAGGCTGCCCAACAAAAACTCTTTTGAAAATACCATTTCAACCCCTCCTATGCGTTGACTACTATCAAATAGTCTAACAGCAACATGATATCATTAATTTGCTCATCCTGCCTTGTATTCCTGTCACTCTCTGATTTTACTGCCCCAGCAATGTTAATAGGTTCACTGTGTACCGTTACAGGAATTGTTGAAAGTTCAGGCTTTGTTTCATAAGTTATAATTGTTCCTGCAAGGTCTGCTTGTGCTGCTGCAAGGTTGGCGTATGTTCCCTTAGCAACAATTAAACCATAATAAGTGCTTGGGTTGTCCACCCCCGTATTATAAATAGTTCCAATGGCAGCAACCGTATCTGCACCCACTCCATTACGGAAGCCCGGAAAGTCAATTTGTCCTATTAAGGTATCATTCTTTTGATACAACACATCATCCGTTTTTTTCTTGAATATCACAAGATCGTTGTTTACATTTGATGTTATAACTTGCGTGATATCCTCCGCTTTCAACACATACTGCTTCTTCGGCTGCATCGTTATTGTTCCACTCGGATAAACCGTCAGCGGGTTTGTCAGGGCGTTTTCAATTACCCGCGGTTCTGCAAGCTGGTAAACTATCTTTGTTCCTGCTAGTGCGGCTTGTGCGGCGGCGAGATTAGCATATGTGCCTTTTGGAACGCCCAAATAAGCAATTAGTCCTGCTGATTGATTAAAAAATCCTCCGATATTTTCAGCAGCATCCCACATAATTGGGTCTTTTCCAGTAAAACCGGGAATAATTATACTTGCATTGTAGTTCAATAAATTATTATAACCAACAAAATCAGTAGGTTTATTCAGTTGGACATAATCAAGTGTGGTGTATGGTGCAATACCCGCAATATCACTTGCTTTCAACACATATTCTTCACACCGCTTTGTCAGCTTTCCACTCTGCAAGTCAACTTCATCACATGTCCCATTCGGTACGCTCCGAAGCGGATATTTCAGGTAGGCTTTGCTTTCGGTGTATGGTTCATAGGTTGTGGCGATTGTGCCTTGTTCGATTTGCAATTTGTACCCTGAATTGATAAGTTCTTGCACAGTAAGCGCTGTGTTGCCAGCGTTTCTTATCACAGGATATGCCCAAGAGTCATTGTCTGGTACAAACTCTGTAACATTCCATGTCGTAGTTTGTACGACTGCCCCACCTCTGCTTAAACAGAAACCAAATGATACTTGATAATTAGAGGTGCTGTTTGAAGTTACTTTATAAGTCTTGCCCTTTTCAACATAAACAGGGCTATCAGTGGATATTCTAATATCTGAGCTACCAGAAATATCACCTTGCCGCCATTGCTCACTAAACAAATTCTTCCCAACGCTCTTTATCTCCTGTGGTTGAACGGATATACAATCTTCATCAGTATTGCCTTTTAATTTACCCTTCATTGTACCTTGTACTACTGTTGAGGGAAGGGAAAAGATGTCGGCGTGTTCTGTTGTTTCTGTGGAACTTGATGCCTGAAATTGCTGCTTCAATGATAAGAGATCTGCATCTTGAGCATCCAGTCTATCCCTCAAGGTTGTTTCTCCACCTCGGGCATCTACAAGTTCCTGAGCAGCTGCTTCACCATCTATCGGGGTAGTTATTATAGTGTCAACCCTACTGTCAATGGCATCAACATCTTGCTGGACTTTATCAAAACCTTCAGTGATTTTTGGATATTCGTCTTTAATTTTATTTGTGCCAATAAGGTTACAATATTTATTTGCCATCTTCTTCTGCCACCCCTTTTTCTATTTGTTGCACAATCTCTATAAAAGCGGGTACTTCTGCCCCTTTTAAATCAACTCGTGCCAAAAAAACTTTTAAATTACTATATTCTTCGGCTGTTAGTTTTATATTATATGTAAACATTGTTATACCACCCCTCATTTGTGAACATAATTATTATCGACCCATTGTTTAGTAGCGTAATTGGTACTAAGATAATCGTACAAAAACGATTTTGTAACATATTCGCTGTGGGTATGCGATGACGATGCATATTCACTGTGACTGTGACTTTTGCTGGCAAAATTGTCAGATACCCATGTCTGCGACGCAATGCCAGAATAATTAAGTCCTGTCACTGTTGCATTACTAAAATCTATACTTCCAACAACACCATATTGACCCAACCCATTTAAGCCGATACTACCAACAAAATCTCCATTATGGTAAAATTCAACCTTTGAGTACCCGCTTGAAGGGGCATTTTCTATACATACCCCCGCTTTCTGTCCGCTGCTGTTATAACTAATTATCCCGGCGCTATTCATCTCAAGTCGCTTACCGCTCGACGCTGTCCTAATTGTTTTCCCAGTTATGTATGTTCCAGTAATATTCTCTGCGTCCACACTTCCAGCATGTACATTAAGAGCATTTACATAGGTTGTTGTTACTGTGTTTTTTGTAATCGTTGTAATATAATATGCATCTGGTATAAATGTATTATCAGGCAATGCTCCAATTTGACTTGCAGTAGGCAATGAAGGTAAACTTGCCCATTGTATTGTGGCATTAGTACCTAATACAATACCTTGAATAGCATTAATTTGTTGTGCTGTTAATGTGCCTGTATAAATACCATTTTGGTCAATATAAGTTAATCTATTAGAACCAATAGTGTCTATAGTGTTATCTGCATTCGCAGGAGGTTTTATACCAGTAATATCCCCATATGAAGGTTGCCAATCATAGGGTTTCGCCCCTATATCAGACGCTTTTGTAGGAATAGAAGGTGTTCCAGTAACTTTATCCCATGAAATATAAGCATTTTCACCCATAAGAACATTAGTGCCAACTTCAAGATTTTCGATCTGCGCTGTGGTTATCTTACCTTGCGATACGTCTATTTGATTTGCTCTGATTGTACCTAAAAACGTCCCTGATCCGTCGATATCAATGCTTTTAGCTTTTATCCTGCCGTCTATATCAACGAAAAAGTTTTTAACTAAGCCACTACCAAGATCGCTATATATGCTTATACCTTCTGTTGCATTAAGTACGGTTTTTGCTTTGTTATCGCTTCTAACAGCTTCAAACCCAGCATCTGCACTTATTTTACAACCGTTATAAACCTTGCTTTTTGCAATTGTATTTGTTTCTATTCTGTAAAGCTGATCTTCTAATCCCGGTACAAAGTTCGCTATCTGCAATTCGCAAATCAACGGATCATAAGGATTATACGCAACACTAACGATCCTAAGTGTTTCTTTTACGCCAATCTCATTGTGTATCAGTAAAATTTCATCTCCTAATCCAGCCGATCTATTCGGCAAATTTAAAGGTTCGCAAACATAGGAAACAAGTGGATTACCGTTTTTGTCTTTTTGCCTTTTGTCAAAGATTTTACTGATAACTTTAACATTTTTGCCTGTAGTGTAAATTTGTGGTTCTATTTGTCCCCTGTGTTGTAGGATACTAATTTCAAATTGATTAAAAACCGCTTCTCCACCAAGCAACGCTATAAACTCCATCAAGATTTGTCTGCGTGATTTAGCTTCTTGCGCTGAGTAAGTAACCGATTCAATAAATTCAACTGCGCCAATTGTAAAGCCTGTATCTTCTAATATTTCAGTTAATACATTTATTGGTGTACCTGTGGATGTGAAATAGTCCTTATTATACTCAGGGTTATTTAAACGATAGCTGATATGTTCTGCTTCTACTTCAACGGTCATTGTGCCATCTTCATTCTGCTTTTTTTGATAATAGACCACATCAAAATAATCATCGTCTAACTCAACAATTGCATTATCGTTAATATACTGTGCTTTTTCGTCCAATACACAACTAAAAGATACAGTATTTTCTCCATTTAATTCTTCGTATCTTGTGCAATCCAAAACATCTCTAAGGATTGCTTGCAGTTTATAATCACTATCTAAAATTCTAATTAATCCCATACAAACAACCCCCTTTATAACCATGCAGGAGTAAAGTCAATGGTTACATTGACATTTAAACCTGTGCCTGTAACTTGTATTGTGTTTTGACCAACTACAATAGGTAAAAAACTATCTAAATCGCCATCCATTACACTTAGTTTATTTGCACCATTTAAGGTAACCTCAAGATAAACGTTATCAATAATCAACGTGCCAGATCCTGCCGCTGTATAAGTTAATGTCTTGCCATTTAAAGATAAGACTAATGTAGTCCAACTGCCAACAACCTTAATTTGTGACTTACTCCCTTGCGGGCTGTCTTTGCCTATTGATACTGTACCGGGATTATTAAAATTAAAACTTGTAGCACTTGTAGCAGTAAAGCTATATGTTGCAATCCAAGGCACATTAATCAACCAAGGATAATCAGCACCATCCCATGTATCTTCATTAAATTCACCTGTATCAACGACCATATAAGCAAACGGCTGGCATTCAAAAATAATATCAGCTTCACCGATTCTGTTTAAAGTTTCAAGATCCACCGCTTCAATTATCCTTGCTAAGTAAAATTTATCTGATTCATCGTTAATAATAAGCCTTGACCACTTACCAATACTCAACCAAGCGGCTATATCTCTTGCCCTTTGCCTTAACTCTGTGTAATCATTGCCTTTGTAAGCAATGTGCATCACGATTTGTCTTGTAAGATAATCGCCACCACCAAAATCAAAAACTCCTGACTTACCCTGTATTTCAATCATTTTAGGTCTTTGAGCAGGGAGCAAAGGACGATTGACGGATTTACAGACTAAATTAAAATTATCGCTTGCAATATTATTATATTCAAATTTGCCTATCATACACTTACCCCCAATGCTCTATATCTGCCAATATTTGTTTTTGCCTGTATCCTGCTCGTTGATTTTGCAATTATTTTGCCGTCAAGAGTTGTAAAGACGTTTATGTTTTGTGTTGTTGCAGGAGCATATCCACTATTACCACCATAATAGTTACTGTTAACATCAAAAGATGTCGGTATTCTTCTGTTGATCTGTTTTTCAACGCTGTCAAATGCCTTTTCAAATCCAACGCCTAATCCAGCAGCCATGTTCTCGCCAATGCCTGCGAAAACCAAAGAAGGTGAATGAATACCTAACATATCTTTAATACCATCAACAATGCCACCAAAGAAGCCTGATACCTTATCGCTAATCCACTGACCCATTGATTTGATGCCATCCCATATGCCAGTTACAATATCCTTGCCTATGTCAACAAATCTGCTGAACATATTCTTAAAACCATTTACAATTGACGTAACGATCTCAGGGATCTTCTGTACCAATTGTGGTATAGCTTGTATTAAACCACCAGCCAAAGCAACGATAAGCTGTATGCCAGCTTCTACTAATTTAGGCAGGTTTTTGGTTATTGCATCTATAAGCTTTGTTATGATAACAGGGATTTTATCTATTAGTTTTGGTAATGCATCAATAAGCCCCTCTGCCAACGCCATTATAATTTCAATGGATGCATCAATAAGCATATCTACATTATCTATCAATGTTTCAACAATCATTAAAACCGTATCAACAATAGCAGGTATTAACTCTGGTAAAAACTGTGTTATACCACTTGCCAAAGCAATAATAACCTGTAAAGCACCGTCTACAATTTTCGGTAATGCTTCTAACAGTCCCATCGTTAAGGTTGTAATAATCTGTACCGCTGAGTCAATAATCATCGGTAAGTTATCTAGTAAACCCTGTCCCAATGTGCTAATAATCTGCATACCAGTGTCAATCAATTTCGGTAGGTATTCAATTATCTTGCTAACAACACCATTTAAAGTATTAGCCACAACATCAACCATCTTTTCGATGTCCCCGTTTGCATTGTTGATGCCATTTGTAAACTCGCCTAATAAGTCAACCCCATCACCAGCTAATGTAGTTAATGCAGGCAATAATAAAGTACCAAGTGCATTTTTAGCACCTTCAGATCCTACCTTTAATTTTTGAAGTTGATCATCAAAAGCACCAAAAGCGTTTAAAGTATCCTCTGATAACACATAACCAGCCGCTTCAGCTTCTGCACCAAGTTCTTTTAATCTTGCCGATCCTGCTTCTATTAAAGGATTTAACTCCTGTGCTGATTTGCCTAATAACTGCATAGCTATAGCATCACGTTCGGTTTCGTTCTCCATCTTTCCAAGCGCATCAATTACTTCCCAATATACTTCTTGACCATCCCGTAACGAGCCATCAGTATTAGTTACTTTAACACCTAATTTATCATAGGCTTCAGTCATATTTTTTGAGCCTGCTTGCACAGCGGACATAGACTTTATCTGTTTAGCCATCGACTTTGTTAGGGTTTCGGTGGATACATCAATCAATTCGCTGGCATACTTAAACTTTTGTAATTCGTCTGTAGCAATGCCTGTTTGGGTAGACATTGTCAAAATATCGTCTGCATAAGCCGCACCACTAACAGACATACCAACTAAAGCCGATCCTGCTGCTGCGGCTGCTGCCCCTAATGCAGTTATAGCCGCTCCTGCAATTTTGCCTACTTCTGCAAGTCCCGATCCTAACTTCGACCAACCACTTTCACCTTTTTGTGCATCATCACCAGAAGATTTCGCCTTTTTACCTGCTTCTTCTATTTCTTTGCCTGATTGTTCAGATTCTTTGCCAAAGTTATTAATCTTATCCGTTGTTTCTTTTAACGAGTTCTCTGTTTTAGCCAGTTCTGCTTCTGCCTTGTTTAGGGCTATCTGCCAATTCTTCGTTCTTGTATCGTTTTCTCCGAATTCCTTTGCGGAGTTCTCAAGAGCAGCTTTTAAGGTGTCTATCTTTTTTTTCTGCTCATCAATCAGCTTATTGTAAACCTCAGATTTGGCGGTCAAGGCTTCCATACTATCTGCATTACTGCCAAATTGTGCCGTTACCTTTCCCATTTCAGAGCCAAGAACAGCCATATCCTTGTTGATTGCAGATATCGCCTGCTTAAATTCTTTTTCACCTTCTATACCAATCTTTGGTCCAATGTCGTACGCCATTATCTCACCGCCTATATTGGGATTATGTCATCAATACTTTTAGGCGGCTGATACCGCCCTGTTTCCTTCAAATGCTCTTTGTATAAGAGCATCAATTTTCTGAGAGTCATATGCCATACATCCCGCTCCGGATATCCGAGCAAGGTTTTTCCAATATACAAACAGCGGGCAACATTAAACTTTTCTGTCGCCCGCTCTACCCGTTTGGGATGTCATCGTTTTCATCAGGTTCCGGTGTGCCAGCAGTAAAAGATTTCATGATAGAGTTCATCATGACCGGCATATTCATCGCATTGATATGCCTACCAACAAACCGCTCATCAACGTGTTGTATTTCTTCGCCTGTTTCGTCCTTCCTGCAGTCAATATCCTCGTTGATAAGCACAGTTAATAGATACCGCAGGTTTCTGATTTTGTTTTTGTCATCCTGAAACAGGTCTCCCAGGTTGCTAATTGGTACGTTGAAATGGTCCTGTATATCATCAATGGCGTTAAGTGTAAAGCGTAGGCCGTATTCTTTTCCGTTCAAAGTAATTTTAATACCTTTTGGTTTTAAATCGCTCATATCCTACCTCCCGAAAATTATAAAGGAATAGGGACGGAATTACCCGCCCCTATTCGGTAATGATATATTCATATGTCGCGATTTCAGAATCGTTATTACCTTCCTTAACTGCAATCGCCCTCAAAGCGCAAGTTGCGGCAATAGAAATTGCAGAACTGTATGTTGTTCCGTTAGTTGCTGAAGGTGTCGTACCATTGGTTGTATAGTAGATTGTTTCATCTTCACCAGCTGTCAATGTAACTTCAAACCCTTCTTCATATGTTCCGCTTGCTTTGTTAGCTACTGGTTTAGTACATTGCGCCTTAACACCTGATTTTGCCTGTAGATATGCAATTGCTTCGGCTTCTGTGTTAAATGTCTTTTCCTTTTTCCAGTCGCCGTTGTCATCGAGCATAATTGTACCTTCAAGCGTTGGAGTGTTGAAAACGACATTTTCGCCTTTGGTGGCATTGGTATCGTTTGGTTCAGCAAATTGCACCTTCGTCAGCCAGATTGCGCGGTATTTCTTCACATTATTTACCTGTTTTACACCGTAGAATCCAATACTCACATATGGGCTGCTATCATTACCATTGGCTGTGATTTCTCCGTCGTTTACGGTATGCCCGAGGAATGCGGTTTGAACTGCATCGGACAGATCATCAATTCCTAATGTGATTGTGCCTCCCTGAAAAGATTTGTCGCTCTCTGCGATACCATCATCGGCATACAGTTTACCATCGTTGACGGTGATTGAAATGTCGGCCTGAATTGCTTTACCGATTACCCCGGCTGTACTTTCG